GATTAATTTTCCCACTTGCAACGTGAGTACTCCAGATCCTAATGGTTTTCCAGAGTTCTACACTGGTATCAGTAAGAGACGCAACAGTGGAATGGTGCTTGATTTGAAGAAGTTCTTGAGCGGTTCCATTGATTTCAAATTCGATATCATCTAACCCTTCGAGTATAAGTTCTTGCTCTTCAAGCCCATTAAGTAAAAGCCATAGAGCATAGCGGGCTTGAAATAGATAACCTAGAATTGGGTCGCGTGCTGAGAAATCCGCGCACATAGTACTTCTCCTTAGAACACACGTGATTACACACCTCTTGTATTCCTTAATCAGTCGAACAAGCTCTTATATTTTGAAGCGAGATTTCTTCTCTAAATAATACTTCTAAGGAGCGTATACGTTACAAATTTATAATATATAATAAGATCTTGTGCAATGTTTAAATGAATTGATACTTCAAACGATCAGCTTCACGGCTCTGTTATGCCTCATTTTTCTATGATCGAGCTTATTGGTCCCCTGAATTTTTCGATATCAACTCTTAAATCATCTCCTAACAGATCTGGATAAGTGTCACAAAAGTAATTGTTATGCCTTGCGGCCCACATATATTTGCTCCATATTTGTGGGATTCCCTTGTACTTTATAAGCTTCCCTTCGATTGCCTTTCTGTGCTCCGCATATGCCCAGTTAAATAAACCCGACTCGTCCTTAACATATGAGTTCAAGTAGTTTAAGAAATATTGTCCATCCGCGTCTTCCCAAAGGTCCCCATAACTTTTATTATATAAAAAATGATCTCTAATAAGGGATTTATGGGGATATGATCGAAGGAAGAAGCAGCCGGGGAATGAAGGTTTTAAAAAATATTTTACAGACCTCCGACACTTTCTAGTTTTTTTCCGTCTATATGACCTAGGAGGGCTTGGATTTCGTATCGGAATCATTAAAAACCCGACACTTTGGCGATTCCTCCCGTATGTATACAGTAGGAACCCTAAACAACGGACCAGGAAATCCCCCATATGGTGACATGATCGACGGAAGAAGAGGACAAGAAATGATGGGGTTTAAAAATATTTTACGGGCAGGTAACACTTTTCAACTTCTTCCGGTAAGTATGTATCATGAGGGCTTGTATTTCATCGGAATTATCAGGAGTCCGACACTTTACCGATTCGTCCGGTATGTATCTAGTATTAAGCTATAAAATGAATCGGAGGCCAACCCATGAGAGGAAGTCTTAAAAAATTTTGTAATTGACGCCGACGTTTTGACGATTTGTCCCGTATGTATCCAGTAGGGAACCGTAAAAAATGGATTGGAGCCAGACAATGAACCGAAACATTTACCGATATACCTTTGATGCAAACATCCCGCACCAGGAGATCGAGGATTCCCTGCTATTGGCGGTGATGGCTGCTGAGAGCCTCCACGGCCGCTCCCCGGTGCGACTGGATGCCTCTTTCTATCTGGATACAAGGAGGCGGATCTGCGTCGTCGATTCCACGACGGAAATTGGACAGGCTATTGCCCGGATTTTTAATGGTTTCCTTACCAGCGAGTTCGGAGAGGCTGCCTTCAAGGTTGAGCGAGTGGCGGAAGCAGAGACAACTACTCCAGAGCAAAGAAAGATGAAGGGAACTCGAAAACACAAATGAAACTCATAATAAACGCGAACGGTATTCCTGTCATACTAAAGGATACACCACAATGGCTCTGCTGGCGGAAGGAAGTTCGGGATGGCAAGGAGACGAAAGTCCCCTACCAGCCCAATGGGCAGTATGCCAAGACGAACGATGCCGCTACATGGACAGACTACAAGACTGCTGAACTTGCTCTAAACAATGGTGCAGGTTTTGATGGCATTGGCTTTGTGCTCACCCAGAGTGATCCATTTGTGGGGATCGACCTCGATCATTGCCGCTGCCCTGCCTTCGATGACGTGATTCTTCCCTGGGCAAGGGAGATCATCGATACAATTCACTCTTACACCGAGGCCTCACCATCCGGTCGTGGGATAAGGATTTTCGTCAAGGATGTTGCTCTACCTCCCCGGGGACGTAAGAAGGGTGACATTGAGATCTATGAATCCGGGCGGTATTTAACTGTAACCGGTCACCGCATCTCAGGTACCCATCCGGATATCCTTGAGAAAACGGATGCTGTCTTAGCCCTGCATCGAAGAATCTTTGAAGATAAAAGGCAAGACAAAGTTCCCGAAGCAATAATCCATTCCGGAGGAGATTTTCATACCCGCTTACATCAGGCTTTCGGATCGAAGTCAGGCGATAAGATCAAATCTCTATACCAGGGTATTTGGACGGACCATCCCTCACAATCTGAGGCAGATCTCGCCCTGTGTTGCCATCTTGCGTTCTGGTTAAACAATCACCCTGCCCTGATCGATGCTGCCTTCCGTTCATCCGGACTATTCCGTGAAAAGTGGGACAAAAAACATTTCTCCAACGGACAAACCTATGGGCAGTCAACAATTCTGAGAGCGATAGAAAATACAACGGAAACCTACCAGGCGAACCGCCAAGGTACAAATAGGCAGAAGGCAGAAGCGAATATGGGTCCGGAAGTGAAATCGGGTGAGATGAAGCAGGCCGAAGAGTCTTTAGCTTTCCCCTCCGATATTATGGGTGGAGTTGCCGGTAAATTTGCAAACCTTTATGGCGACTACCTGGAAGTCCCGAAACATTTTCTCTATCTGGCCTTTCTTACCTGCCTGGGATCCGTCCTTTCCGGATCATTGACGCTAGCGACAGAACTAAGACCTCAAACGAGGCTTTTCCTGATCCTCCTGGGGGAATCTGCAGACGACCGGAAAAGCACCGGCATAAACAAGGCGGTTGAATTTTTCCGGGAGGCATTGACTGCTTTCCATATCTGCTATGGCGTCGGATCAGCGGAAGGATTGCAGGAACGGATCAACAGCATCGAAGGCGACGGTCCATTCCGTCTGTTATTAGTCCTGGATGAATTGAAACAGCTTATTTCGAAGTGCAAGATCGAGGCGTCGATACTCCTGCCCTGCATCAATACATTATTTGAAAGCGACCGTTACGAAAGTCGTACCAAGAGTAGTGAGATTTCTATCCACAATGCACACCTCTGCATTTTAGCAGCGTCGACTGTCAGCACCTATGAGCGCTGTTGGGACGCCGCATTTACCGACATAGGATTCAATAACCGGCTTTTCCTTGTGCCCGGACAGGGTGAGCGACGCTTCTCGTTTCCTGCAAAGATTCCCGACAATGAAAAACACTTCCTGAGAAAGGAACTCGCTCAAGTCCTGGCCTTTGTCGGCCGTAGCAGGGAGTTGGATCTATCCTGGCAAGGTCGTGAGGCCTACGACTATTGGTACATGAATCTGGAAAAGTCCATCCATACGAAACGGCTTGACGTCTATGCCCTGCGATTCATGGCGCTGCTGGCAGCGAATGAACGTAAGGAAATCATCGATGATGACATTGTGGATAGGGTGACAAGATTGATGGACTGGCAGTTGGCGGTTAGGCGTCTTCATGATCCGATCGATGCGGATTCGGCAGTAGCCAAGGTGGAAGAGAAGATCCGACGAATATTGCGTGGAGGTGCAAAGAACGAACGGGAACTGAAACGATTAGTCCATGTCGACCGAATAGGATTGTGGCCATTTACACAGGCGCTGAAAAACCTGTCTGCCGGGAGAGAAATTCTCTGGAACAAGGGGAATAGGACCTTTTCGATAGCGAGGGAAAAATGAAGCTGTCACCACTTCTGTCACCACTTTTTGAAATCGTCAAAAACATAATGCTACTGCATTGTTATGACCGATTTTTTGCATTTCCTTTATTAGAGAGGGAGAGATTTATAATTTTATATCCTTATATATAAGAATAACAAAAAAATGGCTTCTTTTGTGCATTATTTCAAGATGTTAAGTCATGTTCAAAAAGTGGTGACAGAAGTGGTGACAGCTTAAATGAGAACAGAGGTGAACGATGCCAGCAATCGGAGTGAAGATACAAGGACTCGATGAAGTGCGAAGATCATTAGCGGGTTTTCGGGATCAGCTGCCTTATGCCATGGCTAGATCGCTGACTCAAGTTGCTGTCGTGGTCAAGGACCGGGAGGTCGCAGAGATGATGTCGGTCTTTGACAGACCAACACCTTACACCCTGGGAAGTCTCTACATTAAACCTGCCACGAAGTCAGAGCAGAACTCATGGGTGTGGATGAAGGAGTTTGCCGGCAAAGGAACTCCTGCCTACAAATATCTCTACCCTCAAATCTATGGGGGAGACAGACAACTCAAACGATTCGAACGTGCCTTACAATACAAAGGTGTCCTACCTGAGGGGATGTACTGCGTGCCAGGTCAAGGGGCAAATCTCGACTCATACGGCAACATGAGTACCGGACAGATCGTGCAGATCCTTTCCTACTTCCAAGCATTCGGTGAGCAGGGATACCGGGCGAACATCACAGAGAAAGGACGGGCAAAGTTAGCAAAGGGCACGAAGACGAAGCAGGGCATCTCATACTTTGCATTACAACAACCGTACAAGAACCTCAAACCAGGCATCTACATGCGCGCGGTCTTCAACTGGGGTGGAGCGATCAAACCCATCATCATGTTTGTCAAGAAACCGCATTACAAGAAGCGATTCTTTTTCTTTGAGGTAGGACAGGCGGAGGCCAACGAGAAATGGCGTCCGATCTTTGATGCAGCACTGGACGATGCGATCAGGACGGCGAAGTGATCACGGATGAGAGAAGCACAAACATGAATATTTCCTGGCGCGCCATAAATAAAAACTCGGGTCCTTCCGGGAGGAGAAAAAGATGCGGGGAGTTCAAACCTCAACTTTCAAGACCGCAGGGACTAAATTTCGAGGGTTTCGTTTCGCAGGAGATATAAAGCATGAAAATTAAAGCCCCATCCCCATCACGTCTTGAGATCATCTACCTCCCCGTTGCGGACCTGGTGAAACTACCAGGCAATCCACGGAAAGATGTAGACAAAGATGCCATTAAGAAACTCGCTGTTCTTATCAAAGGGCACGGATTCCAAAATCCCCTACAAGTCTTCAAGGAGAACGGCAAGCATACCATCCTGGCTGGCAACCACAGATTTGACGCTGGCCTGACTTTGGGCATGACCGAATTCCCTTGCCTGATTTATACCGGAGACAGAAAGGCGGCCATGGCCCGGGCCATCTCGGACAATAAGAGTTCGGACTGGACAGAGTGGGATTTTCCGGCCTTGAAGGACTTGATTGTGGAGATTGACGACGGCAGCATCGACCTCGGATTGACGGGTTTCACCCAGGAGGAACTGGACATCGCATTCGGGGTCACCGGGCCGGATCCTATAGATGCCGAGGCCAAGATCGACCAGGCGGCCGAACTCAATAAAATCTGGGGTGTAAAGAGGGGCGACATTTGGCTGATCGCGGGCCATCGGGTCATGTGTGGGGATGCGACGAGAAAAGAGGATATTTCGGCCCTTCTGGCCGGGGAAAGGGCAGACATGGTCTTTACCGATCCCCCGTATAACGTAAACTACGGGGCATCCATGAAGGATGCGGTGCGCGGCAACAAACGCAAGATCGAGAATGACAACCTCGGTAAGGACTTCGAAGGGTTCCTTCTCGATGCCTGCGTGAACATGCTCGAGGTGACCCGGGGCGCTGTATACATCTGCATGTCCTCTTCGGAGCTGCACACTCTGCAGAAGGCCTTCCGGGACGCTGGCGGTCACTGGTCCACGTTTCTCATATGGGCTAAGAATACGTTCACGATGGGCCGGGCGGATTACCAACGGCAGTATGAGCCGATCCTTTATGGCTGGAAAGAGGGTGGCGAGCATCACTGGTGTGGCGCTCGGGACCAGGGCGATGTGTGGTTTGTGAATAAGCCCCGGGTGAACGATCTGCATCCCACCATGAAGCCGCTCGAATTATGCATGAAGGGCATTGAAAATAGTTCCCTGCAGGGCGGACTGGTCCTGGACCCGTTTCTCGGATCTGGATCTACCATGGTTGCCTGCCAGAATCTTAATAGAAAGTGCAGGGGCATAGAACTCGATCCAAACTATTGTGCGGTCATCCTCCAGCGCATGAAGGATGCTTTCGGCATAACAGGCAAGCTGGCGGCAGGTAAAAAGGAAGTCACTAGGCAAACTAAGGCCAAAGTCAAATGAGCGATAAGCCTCCGGAGGGTCTTAAGAATGCCGTCAAGGTTGCGCAGGTCGTCGAGCATGCCTTTCACATCACGGTGCGCAGGTACCAGCAACTGGCCAAGGATGGAACGGTACCGTCATCCGTAGGAGGTTACATAGACTTTCTCGAGGCAACGAGGAGTTTCACGGCATACCAAAAGAAGCTCATCGATGGGTCCGGTGCAATCTCCCTGACAGACGAGCGCACCAGACTGACGAAGATCCAGGCGGACCGGAAACAGATCCAACTCATGCGCGAGCAGGGGGAACTCATCGTCGCAAACCTGGCCCGGCGTGTCTGGTCCGGTATAATGGCAACCTATAAATCACGCATGGAATCGTTGCCCCGGAAGTTGGCACCCCTGCTTTTGGGTTGTGAGAAGATTCCAGAGATACAGGACATCCTACAGAGGGAAATTGATGCAATCAGAGTTGAGTTATCCGAACCGGACCTCCAAACAATCTCAGTTGATCAGGGACTTATCCCCCATTCACACCATCGTAAGCGAACTGGCGTGGTCCATAAGGCCAAAGCCAAGGCTGTCAGTAAGCGAGTGGGCGGACGAAAACCGAGTGTTGAGTCCGGAGGCAAGCGCTGAATTCGGGCGCTGGTACACGAGTCGCGCTGAATATCTGAGGGGGATTATGGATGCCTTCACGGATCCGGCAGTCGAGACGGTGGTGGTGATGAAGAGTGCCCAGGTCGGAGCCACAGAATGCCTGCTGAATGTCATTGGTTATTTCATCGACTACGATCCATCGCCTATCCTGATTGTGGAACCTACTGAAGTGCTGGCGCGGAAGTTTTCAAAGACCCGATTCGCCCCGATGATCCGGGACACGAAGTGCCTGGCCGGCAGGATACAGGATGCGAACATCCGGGAGTCGGGGAATACTATATTAGCCAAGTCCTTTGCGGGAGGGCACATCTCCATCATCGGTTCGAATTCACCTTCTCAATTCAGAGCGCAGCCGATCCGAATTGTTCTGGCTGACGATATCGATGCCTTTCCACCTTCCGCCGGCGTAGAAGGAGACCCGGTGAAACTGGCGGAGACAAGAACGACGACCTTCTGGAATCGGAAGATCGGACTCTTCTCCACACCTACCGTGGAAGGAGAGAGCCGGATTGAGATGGCATACAATCTGAGCGATCAGCGTAAATATTGGGTGCCATGTGTTCATTGCGGAGAGTACCAGGTCATGCGGTGGGACATCGACCATCCAAAGACCCTGGGATGGCCAAAGGGAGATCCACAGAAAGCCGTCTATTATTGCATCCATTGTAATAAACCAATCAATGATTCACAGAAAGCCCGGATGGTCCGCAAAGGGGAATGGAGAGCGGAGGCCGAGTTCAATGGAACCGCGGGATTCTGGATCAACGAGTTATCTTCTCCATGGGTGTCTTTCGGAAAGATGGCGCAGAAATTCATAGACGCGAAGGATAATCGGGAAACCCTGAAAGAGTTCGTGAATACTTCGCAGGGGCTCACCTTCAAACAGACCGTAATCAAGAAAAGCATGGACGAGATTTTCGCAGCGAAGGCTGACATTCCGCCTCAGGTAGTACCGGAGGAAGCCGTCGCGCTCACGTGTGGTATCGACTGCCAGAAGGCCGGATATTATTTTGTTGTCCGGGCCTGGGCGCAGAACCTTACCGGCTGGATGATCCATTATGGATTCCTACCGACCTGGGGTGATGTGGAAACGCTCCTTTTTAATTCGCAGTATCCATGGGCGGGCCATGAAATGCCAATGTCTATCTGGCGGGCAGCGATTGATACAGGAGGAGGCGAGAAGGAAGAAGGATTGACTATGACGGAGGAAACCTATGCCTGGTTGATCAGGAATAAGCGCCGCGGGGTTGCTCTATGGGGCACGAAGGGATCGTCCCATGCCATGACTAATCGATTCAAGAAGGGCGAGGACTTACTAAGGACACCGTCCGGAAAAAAACTGCCCCCGGATTTCTACATCATCCTGATCGACACAAACACGATGAAGGACTTCTATCACTACGGAATTGGGCAGGCAGCCTTGGGCGATTCGCAGGCTCTCTATCTGCACCGGGAGACGGGGCGAGATTATGCGCTGCAGATACTGGCAGAAGAAAAACGGGTGGATCAGAAGACCGGGACCGTGGAATGGGTGAGAACGAATCCCAATAATCATTGGCTGGATGCTGAACTTATAGCCATCAGTCTGGCGCAGCCGCAGTGGATAGGCGGAGGGGTGAATCTTTTGAGGGTTCAACAGTCGAACACGGATAAACAGTTGAACAATATGTCCAGGCAGCGGCAGGTAGTCAAATCGAAATGGATGGATAGATGAAATCCACCAATCTCTGCAACCATCTTCGTATTGGCACCGTGGCAAAGTGCCTCAGTTGCACAGAGAGATATGTCTATACGCTGATTCAGGACGGTAAAATTAAAGCTATAAAGGATGGCCGCCGCTTTACGCGGGTATCAGAACAATCCCTGATCGACTATATTGAATCGATCACGGTGAATCCAGACGATTATTATGACCCGGACCGTAAGGAAGTCGAACCAGAACAGGAGAAAGTTTTGCGATCTAAATGGATGAATAGATGAAAGACCA